GTGCTGGTTGGCTAAATCAAAATGATTATTCAGTAGCAATTGGTCCTTATGCTGGTCAACAGAACCAAAATATCTACGCTGTTGCGATGGGTTACTCAGCCGGTATTCAATATCAAGGTCATGGTGCTGTTGCAATTGGTGATAACGCTGGTTACAATTATCAATCAACTGACAGTATCGCAATCGGTACTTACGCTGGTGAAAACTATGATAACAATAGTGGTTGGGCTCCTATCGCAATCGGTCGTTATGCCGGTCAAAACGCAGCGGGTTCACAATCTGTCGCACTTGGTAATAATGCCGGTAATAGTGGTTTAGGTTATCATGCAGTTGCAGTCGGTCATTATGCTGGTAGTAACAATTTAGGTGATTATGGTATTGCAATTGGTGACGAATCAGGCTATCAAGCTGGTGAAGGTTCAATTTCTTTAGGTTATGATTCTGGTTCATACGCAAACAATTACTCTATCGCAATTGGTCACGAAGCAGGTTACTATGATGGTGCATCTGGATTAGGTGATTATCAGATTGCTCTTGGTTATCATGCAGCTTATGACCACGGTTTCAACAACAGTATCGTATTGAACGCCTCTGGTTCCGATTTAAGTGCTAGTGCATCTGGTTTGTATATTAATCCAGTTCGTTATACCGATACACAAGATGCAGTTGACGATGGTATCATGTTCTACAATCAATCTACCAAAGAAGTAAGATATTCATACACATTGGATGGCGGTTCGTTCTAATTATAATTAAGGAAAAATAAAATGGCAATTTCAGCAAACACACTAGGACAAACAGCCAGCACTTTGATGGAACAATTGTCCTCTGGCGCAATTAGTTTCGAAAGTTACCGTAATTCTATGAGTTCGGTAATTTCATCTGCAACTGATAATCCAGAATTCAAAGAAGAAGATAATGCAGAAGCAATTCATATTGTAAATCTTGCTCTTCGTTTGACCGAAGGCGAAGCACCTCCAGTAAAAAGAAGGTAAAAATTTGTTGTCTATATAATTAATTAATAATAGGAGTTTGAAATGAATGAAGAAAAAGTGCTAACACCACAAGAAAAGTTTGGTCAATATTATAATGATATATTAGTTCAAACTTTACAACAACAAATTTTAAATAGTGTTTCGTTACAGGCAAATGCCAAAGTTAATAGTGATATATTAACAGAGTGGCAAAAAGAAAATGAAAATCTTAAACAACAAATGGAAGAAATTGCTTCCAATTGTTTGGGAACAGAAAATGATTTAAAAAATCAAATTGAACAATTAAAACGTAATGCATCATCAACTCAATCAGCAAAAGAGCAACAACAAAATAATGAGATTGAAAAATTAAAAAGTGTTATTGCCAGTAAAGATGATTTAATTAAAAACATTACTGTTTCTAAAGATGATATTATTAATTCATTAAAGTCTGAAATTGGTCGTTTAGGACCATTAGCCATTGAAAATGAAAAACTTAAACAACAAATTGGTATTTTAGATACAGTTAAAACTAATTTGATTGAAACACAAAAAATTGTAAAACAAAAAGATAAACAAATTGATAATGTTATTAAAGAAAAAGATGATGTTATTAATGGTTTAAATGAACAGATTGAATATTTGAAATTAACTCCTGCCAAAAGAAAAAAACTTGAAGCAAAAAAACAAGGAGTAGAAACAATTGAAACTCAAACCGAAGAGGTTGAAACTAAAATTGTTGCTTTGCCAGAGATAGAGCAACCACAAGAAAAAGTTACCCTTGAAAGTTTGATGGAAGAACCTACAAAGAAAGATGGCGGAAGTTTTTAATAGATGTCTAATACTTCAATTCAATTAAGAAAATCTGGCGTTACCGGCAATGTTCCAGTTGACCTAAATTTTGGTGAATTGGCGTTAAACTATGCCGATAAAAAACTGTATTATAAAAATGCCAATAATGATATTGATTATTTTACTACTGGCAGTCCAACAGATTCTTTCTCTACAATCAATGTTAATTCAACATTAATATTTGCAACATCCAATACTGATGTGTTATCATTTGCTGGTGCCAATGGCATTTCAGTAATTGGTGATGGTGTTAATAAAACTGTTACTATTGATGGCAGTCAAATTTTGGCCATTCAAGCAGGTATTGATAACACTCAAAATACTCACATTCTTGCTATATCTAGCACAGCACACGGAGCATATAACCAAGCCAATTCTGCATTACAGTTGGCACAAAATGCTTATGATTATGCAAACACCATTTCTGGTGGCGGTGGTAGTGGCGCTGTAAACATTACTGATGATACCAATTCAAATAATGTTGTTTATTTAAACTTTACAAGAAAAAATTCTGGTAATACAAATTCTCTGTATGTTTCAAATAACATTGTTTTTGATACAGGAACAAATACGCTATCGGTAAATGCGGTTCAAATGACTGCAAATACCAATTTATCATCCAATACATTCCCTAGCATTTCTACTGGTAGTATTTTAGATAGTTTTTCTGTAACAAAATATAGAAGTGCTTTCTATCAGATTCAAATCAATCATCTGTTAGAATTTCATATTTTAAATTTAAATATTGTTCATGACCATCCAGGTACAGCAGTATATGCAAACACTTTTGGTGAAATTGTAACCAATGTACCATTAGGTACCTTTAGTTATGCGATTGACCCTGTAACTCAGTTATTAAATATAACATTTAATCCAACATATCCAACATTGACAGATGTAACGTTCCATAAAACAATGTTCTCTCGTATTGGTATTACTGTTCCAGTTGGTGATTTAGGATTTGTCAATGAACCAGTTACCGTATCATTTGATGCTGGTTACGATTTAGATCCTGCCCAAGCAGAATTTAACTATGGAACCGTTCCATAAATATAATAAATAGAAGATAGATTTTAATTTAGGATAAGCGATGTCAACACAATTACAACTAAGGAAAGGTAATACCGCACAGACCTAAATATTTACGGGTGCTGTTGCTGAGGTTACCGTTGATACCGACCAGGATACCCTTGTTGTCCATGACGGCACAACCGTTGGTGGTCACTATATTGTTAATTCTGCACAGTTAAGTGCCAATGTAGGTGACTTGCAAAGTCAGATTTCTTCTAATGTTTCAAATATTCAAGGCATCACAGATTCTCAAAATACCGCAATTCAAGCGGTAGATAATTTTGCTCATGGTGCATACGATTTAGCCAATACTAAATTTGCTTCTGCTGGTGGTGATATTACCGGTTCAGTTAATATTACTGGTGATTTAAAAGTTACTGGTAATACTCTTTATGCAAATGTTCAAAATTTATGGGTTGAAGATAATATTATCACAGTTAATTCAAATGTAACTGGAACTCCAACCCTTAATGCTGGCCTCGAAGTTAATCGTGGCAATCAAGCAAATACTTCTGTTATTTGGAACGAATCACAAAAACATTGGACAATTACAAATGATGGTACCAATTTTGATTCAATCATCGTTTCACAACAACTAACAGATAATGTTGCCTTTATTCAAGGCATCGAAAATGCACAAAATACTCACATTACTGCGGTAGAAAATTATGCACAAGGTGCTTATGCCTATGCTAATGCTTCAGTAAGTTATATTGGTGGTGTAGATTCTAGTCAAAATACTAGAATGTCGATTATTGAAGGTACTGATGTATCTCAAAACACCAGAATGTCTATTATTGAAGGTGTTGACCTTGGTCAAAATACTTATATTGGTGCTGTTGAATCTTATGCACAATCAGCATATGCTTATGCCAATGCTTCAGTAAGTTATATTTCTGGCGTAGATGCACAACAAAATACCAATCTTTCTACTGCAAATACTTTCTTGCAGGCTAATGACTATGCAACTTGGTTAACTTCACAATCTTACACCAATACTGCCAATAGCAGTATGAAATCTTACGTTGATACTGCCAACACTTCATTAAGATTATATTCCGAAGCTAATACAGGTGCAGCTTTATCTGCCGCAAAAGTTTATACTGATACCGCAAATACAAGTCTTAAATCTTATGTTGATAATGCAAACACATCACTAAGACTATACTCTGAAGCCAATACTGGTGCCGCCTTGGCAGCAGCTAAAGTTTATACTGATACTGCCAATACAAGCCTTAAATCTTATGTTGATAATTTAATTGATTTTGATACAGGCGTAATTCAAGGTATTAATGATACACAAAATACCAGAATTCAAAGTGTTGAAACAATTAATAATAATCAAAATACTGCAATTCAAGCAGTAGACAATTATGCTCATACTGCTTTTGATTATGCAAACACTTCTGTTTCATATATTTCTGGTGTAGACCTTGCACAAAATACCGCTATTCAAGCGGTGGATGATTATGCTCATGGTGCATACGGATTGGCAAATACAAAATTTGCTTCTGATGGTGGAACTATTGCAGGTTCAGTTCTTATTCAAAATGATTTATCTGTTTTAGGTAATGTAACCTTTACAGGTAATGTAACATCTGTTAGTGTTACTGGCAATACCGGTCAATTCTTTGGATATTCTTCAAACGGATTTAACGCTTTATATGCTGGTATTCCACTAGGTTACACAATTGAACCACAAACCATACTTCAAGCTACAGGTAATTACAACGGTTATACTCAGATTAATTTACAAAATATTAATAACGGCACTAATGCCTCTGGTGATATTGTTATTACTGCTGATAATGGTACCGCAAATGATACTTACATCGATATGGGTATCAATGGTTCGAACTATACACAAGCAGAATTTGGTTTAACTGGACCGAATGATGGTTATTTGTATGTATCAGGTAACACAACTACTGGTGGTGGTAATTTAGTATTAAGTACCTTAACGCAAAAAGACATCATTTTTAGTACGTATGGTTCTGCTACATCAGATGAAGTTATGCGTATTAACTCATCAAACAATGTTGTTATTAGTTCAACAAATCGTAGCGTAGATACAACATCAGGTTCTTTACAAGTTGCTGGTGGTGTAGGTGTTACTGGTAATATTCATGCAGAACAAATTTTATCTCATGGTCTATTGACCGCAGCTAATAATACAAATGGTCAAGTTGTAATTGGTCAAGATTCAAATGGTGGTGTTGAAATTGGTCTACCGAGTCGTTCTTCTTCGGGAACTCCATTTATTGATTTTCACAGTTCTGCTGGCGGAAATTTAGATTATGATGCTAGAATTACTGCCAACGGTGGAGGTTTTTCTGACGGTCAAGGAACATTAACACTTGTTTCTAATCAAACTACAATCAGTAAAGATTTATTAGTTAATAATTCTATAACTGCCAACACATTAACAATCAATGATACTTCAGATTCAATAAGCAATACGACTGGTTCGTTGGTTCTTTATGGTGGACTTGGTGTTGGTGCCAATGTTTATTTTGGTCCAACTGGTGCTTTAACTTCTACAACAAATCAAGTTTCATTAAAGTCCACAGGACCGCAAGATGTTGTTTTACAATCTGGTGGTAATAAATTTATCTTTGCTACTGATGGACATTTAAATTTACCACAAGGTGCTGATATTGTTGATTATCAAAACAATACAGTTTTAAACCTACAAGCAGTTACAACAAAAGGTCCATCTTCTAATCAAGCAATTAGTTTAACAAATTCATCTAATGCAACATCTACAAGTACCGGTGCATTAAAAGTAACTGGCGGCGTTGGTATTGGTGGTAATGTTTATACTGATGCAGTTTATACAGATAATTATTACACAACCGACAAAGTACCTTTAATTCAACCAGTAAATCAGTTTGCTCAAAATGCTTTTGATAAAGCCAACTCTGCATTTGATTCTAGTAATGCAGTTAATCAATATGCACAATCAGCATATGCACTAGCAAACACCAATGCAAATGCAATCACAGTAATTCAAGGTGTTGACCTTGGTCAAAACACTTATATTTCTGCCGTAGAAAATTATTCACAGTCTGCTTATGCACAAGCAAATGTAACTGCTGGTGGATTATTAACAGCTAATGCAAATATTTCTTATAATAATGGTGTAAATTTAACACAGAATACTTATATTCAAGCAGTTGAATCATATTCTCAGACTGCATTTAATTTTGCAAATACTAATATTGCCATTATTCAAGGTGTAGATTTAACACAGAATACTAATATTACCGCAACGAATAACTTTGCAGCTGGTGCTTACGCACAAGCCAATGCAGCCAATAATATGGCGCAAGGTGCTTACAATAAAGCAAATGCTTCTGTTCAATTTGATTCGTTTACATCTGCACCTAACCAGTTCTTATCAACCAATGCTTCTGGTTACATCACAACTACTTCAGCGGTTAGTGCTGGTAATGTGTCGGCTGCAAATTCATTTACTCTCGGTACTTCACCAACACTATGGACAGAAACCGCACAATTAACAGTTAATCTTCAATATGGTTCTCCACAAACTTTGGATACTTGGAGTGCGACTGGTTACAGGATGGCTAAATATCAAGTGGTGGCAACAGCTGCAATTGGTTATCAGTATCATGAGTTTATTATTATTCATGACGATACAACTCCAACTCTCAGTATTACAGTAGAAACTGTTCCTAATGGTAAAATTGCAAACTATGGAGTTTCGATTGCTGGTGGGGTGGTTACAGTAACCGCCAACACACAATCAAACGCTACATTTGTGATGACTAAAGAATACTTCTACAACGCAGGAAGTAACTATTTACCAGTAGACTTGCAGTTAATTACTTCTGGTAATCAAGATTTACAAACAGGTATTCCAGATAATACAGTAATTGATTTACCAGTAGCACCAGCATAATCATAAATAGGACATAAATTTACAAGGATTTAAAAAATGGCAACACAACTAAAATTTAGACGAGGAAGTGCCGCAACCGCTAATGCGTTTACTGGTGCTCAGGCCGAGCTATACATTGATACCGACACTTATAGCATTCGTGTTCATGACGGATCAACTTCTGGTGGTATTGCAACTGCTACTAATTCCGACTTAAATGCTGTCCGAAACTATGCACAAGCAGCATATAGTAAGGCAAATACTGGTGGAACAATTACTGGTTCTGTAACAATTACTGGTGATACGACCGCATCAGGAAATTTAAGTATTGGTAAAGACCTAACTGTTACAGGAAACTTATCTGTATTAGGTAATACAGTTTCGATTGCAACTTCTACACTTGAAGTAACTGATCCAGTAATTCTTTTAGGTATTGGCAATTATACTTCCGATGCATTAGACATTGGTCTTGCAGGTCATTATAATAATGGCGCAAACGCTCACACTGGTGTTTTCAGAGATGCAGTTGCAAAAGAATGGTACTTTTTTGAAGGATATACTCCTGAAATATCAGGAAATAACAACATTGATATTACCAATTCATCATTTAGAACATCAAATTTAAATGTTTACAGAGTTACTGGTAACTTAGTTTCTCAGTCTGTAAGTATTCAAGGTGTTGATGTAAGAACATTCCAAAATCAAACAAACACCGCAATTTCAGTAATTCAAGGTGTTGATTTAGGCCAAAATACATCTATTACCGCAGTTAATAACTATGCTGCTGGTGCTTATGGAGCTGCAAATACCAATGCAACTAATATTACCGCAGTTAATAACTATGCTGCTGGTGCTTACGCAGCTTCAAATACTAATTCAACCAATATTAGTATTGTTCAAGGTGTTGATGTAGGCCAAAATACTCGCATGAGTATTATTGAAGCTGTTGATGTATCACAAAATACTCGTATGAGTATTAATGAAGGTGTTGATGCAGGTCAAAATACTCGTATGAGTATCATTGAAGCTGTTGACCTTGGTCAAAATACATTTATTACTGCTGTTCAAGGTAAGATGGAAGCAGCATATGCAGCTGCCAATACAAAAGTTGCTACTGTTTCAGGAACTTCAGGTCGTGTAACTAGTAGTGGTACAACTGCAATTACAGTAGACCTTGCAACTTCAGGTGTAACTGCTTCTACATATGGTAATGCAACAGCTCTTCAAATTCCAGGATTTACAGTTGATACATATGGCCGTATTACACAGGCCAACTCAGCTGCAATTTCTGTTGTATCTTCCGCAGTTGCTGGTACCGGTATCTCTGTATCAGGTGCTACTGGCGCAGTTACAATTACAAACTCTGGTGTAACAGCTCTTACAGCAAGCACAGGTATTTCTGTATCAGCAGGTACCGGTAGTATTACAATCACCAATACAGGCGCAACATCTATTGTTGCTGGTACTGGTATCTCTGTATCCGGTGCTACTGGTGCAGTTACAGTAACTAACGGCGGTGTTACTTCAGCAGTTGCTGGTACGGGTGTTTCAGTATCAGGTGCTACTGGTGCGGTTACATTCTCCATTGGCCAATCAGTAGCTACTTCTGCTAACTTCCAAGTTAATAGTTTGGGTGTTGGTACCGCAGGTTCTGCCACAACTGGTGAGATTCGTGCAACTAACAACATTACTGCTTACTATTCTGATAGACGCCTCAAAGATATTCAAGGTGTTATTCCAAATGCTCTTGAAAAACTTCTTACTTTGTCTGGTGTAATCTTTACACAGAATAAGAAAGCAGAAGAATTTGGTTACAACAACTATGAAGAACAAGTTGGTGTTGTTGCTCAAGAAGTTCAAGCAGTATTGCCACAAGTAGTTAAACCTGCACCATTTGACCTTGATGAAAATAATCAAAGTAAATCTGGTGAGAACTACATTACTGTTCAATATGAGAAGTTGGTACCGTTATTGATTGAAGCTATCAAAGAACAACAAAAACAAATCGATGAGTTAAAAGCAAAAGTAGGTAACTAAAATGGCAGAAATAACAAGTAGGTCCGATTTTAAGGATTACTGTCTGCGTAGATTAGGTTTCCCTGTTATTGATATCAACGTAGATGATGACCAAATTGAGGATCGTATCGATGACGCTTTGCAATACTGGCAAGACTACCACTATGATGGTAGTCAAAAGGTATTCTATGTTCACAGATTAACTGACCAAGATATCACCAACAAGTATATCGATTTAACTGATGTAAAAGATTCGGGTAATAATTCTTTAGAAATTACCGGTATCACACGCATATTTCCTGTTCAAGATTCTCAGGCAACTATTAATATGTTTGACCTAAGATATCAACTTCGCCTAAACGAACTCTACGATTTTACTTCTGCATCATACATTAACTATACTATGACACAACAACATCTTCGTATGTTGGAACAATTATTTTCTGGTGAAGTTCCTATTCGTTATAATCGACACATGAAAAAATTGTTTATTGATTGGGCTTGGGGTGCATCTGAAGCACCTGCTGGCACAGTTGTAGTTGCTGAATGTTATGCAAATATTAATGCAGCCATTTATGATAATGTTTGGAATGACCGTTGGTTAAAAGAATATGCTACTGCTTTAATTAAAAGAAGTTGGGGCGCCAATCTTAAAAAATTTAACAATCTTCAATTGCCAGGTGGTGTAACACTAAATGGTGACAAAATTTATGATGAAGCATTTGAAGAAATTAAAGCACTTGAAGAACAAATGCAAACAGAATATGGTGCACCACTCGAATTCTTATTGAACTAAGGTGGTATAAATGGCCACCTCACAATATTTTAATAACTATGGTTCAAAGATTGAACAACGTTTAATAGAAGATTTAATTGTTGAATCTATTAAAATTATGGGGTTTGATGGTTATTATTTGCCTAATGATAATGATGCAGCCAGAGATTTAATCTTTGGTGAAGATCCAGTTAAAAAATTCAAAACTGCTTTCCCTGTTGAATTCTATCTTTCTACTGCATTGGACTACCAAGGCGAGAAAGAATTTTTTTCTAAATTCGGTCTTGAAATTAAAAACAATGTTAAAGTTGTCATTTCAAGAAGAAGTTTTCAACAAAGAGTTCCGCAACAATCATTTCAAAGACCAAGAGAAGGCGATTTGGTTTACATTCCATTTTTAAATGGTACTGGTGAATTATATGAAATTACTTTTGCTGACCAAGATAAAGAATTTCATACTTTGGGTCGTGTCAATCCTTATTTCTACGAACTTAGTTTAGAGAAATTCAAATTTTCTAATGAACTCATTGATACTGGTGTTCAAGGTATCGATGATGTGGTTATTCAAAACTCTTATCAGATTCAACTCAATCTTGGTACCGGTAGTGGTGATTATCAATATAAAGAAATTGTATATCAATCCGTAAGTGACCAAGCAAATGCAACTGGTGTAGGTATTGTTCAAACTTGGAATGAACCTGCAAAAGTTCTTTCTATCTCAAATATCTCCGGAGAGTTTGTTGCAAATTCAAGTCATCCAATTATTGGTGCAACAAGCAATACAAGATATCAATTGGCAAATTATGATCCATTAGAAGAACATTTGCGTGATGATTCTTATGATAATTTTGCAATTGAAACGCAAGGTAATCAAATTACTGATTTCTCTGAAACAAATCCTTTTGGTAATATTTGATGGCAAATACATTTTACAATAATATCATTCGAAAAATGGTTGTCGGTTTTGGCAACATATTTAATGATATTACATTAGTTAGATATAATCCGGATGAAACTGAAGCCGAGAGAGTGCTTGTGCCTATTGTATATGCACCAAAAGAATTATACGTAAAAAGATTAGAAGAAGATCCTACATTAGGTAAAAAAGTTCAAATGACTTTACCACGGTTATCATTTGAATTAACTGGATTTAATTATGATGCTTCTCGTAAATTAAATACTAATGTTAAACAATTTTCACAAACATCAAATGGTTTAGTATCTCAATATAATCCCGTTCCTTATAATTTTGATTTTGCTTTGTATCTTTATGTAAGAAACATTGCAGATGGCACTCAAATTGTAGAACACATTTTATCTTATTTCACACCAGATTATACAATCAAATTAAATCTTATTCCAGAAATGGGAATCGTTAAAGAAATTCCTGTTGTATTAAATGCTACCAATCAAGATATTGATTATGAAGGTGATTGGACAAGAGGCACCAGAAATATTATTTGGACTTTAAACTTTACAGTTAAAGGATATATTTTTGGTAAAGTTTCTCAATCTAGTGTTATTAAAACTGCTACTACAAATATATTAAATCAAATTTCTCCAACAGATACAGTTGTATTCAATATGACTACACCAGGTTATGGTGAATATCAAATTGGTGAAATTGTATATCAAGGTTATTCTCCAGAATTTGCAACTGCTTCTGCTAAAGTAATTTCTTGGAATAATAACGAATTGCATTTATCAAAAATTAATGGTAATTTTGAAGTCGATAAACCTATTCATAGTTCATCAACCAATACTAACTATATAATTAATTCGTATAACTTAGCAGGTAATATACCTACAAAATATGTGGATATTGTTGTTACACCAAATCCTGCAAATGCCAATGTTTCGATGCATTGGACAGCAAATACGGTCATAACAGAATATCCAAATTAAAGGAAATAAAAATGAGAATAACAGGATCAAATAGTTCTATATCACCAACATTAAGTGGAACAGGAACTTATAAATTTAAAATTGCAGCCAATGGTATTGTTGCTAAAAATTCAACATATGGAAACATCACCAGCGGATTAAATACTGAAAGTATGACCAATCTTTTTGGTGGTAATTATGATGACGAATCTTATCACATAGACATGGATGGCGATTCAGTTAGTTTTTTAGGAAATACTTATAGTCAATTATATGTTAGTGGTAATGGAGGTTTCTCTTTTGGTTCAGAAAATGACCTAAGGAACGGAGATAACGATCCAGTAACAGATAATGGAGATCCATGCATCTATATGGTAAATAATGATGCAAATTTACAAGAAGTTTGGGCCACTTCGTTTGATGGCGGCACAACTTTTGCATATAAGATTATAGGCAATACAAATTATGACAATTATGCAATAAATTATGAGTATGACATTTATCTTTATTCAAATGGAACAGTTGATGTTTTTGTAGTTCAAGAACCAACAGATTGGGATGTCTACAATGACGGTCTAGGTAATGTTCAATGGGGTGTTACTAATGGAACTAATTGGGTAGACGGATATACCAATCACTTCTCATCTTTTGGTGCGGCTTCTTCAGGATTAAGAATTAC